GTCTTTGAAAGTGGCGAAGTACAGGATATGTGTGGCGAGGACGTTTCGTTCTGCCTAGATGCGAAGGAGGCAGGTTTCGAGATCTGGTGTGATCCTCGTGTTCGTGTAGGTCATGAGAAGACTAGGGTAATCTAATGACACGTTATAATATTCTTATTGACGGTAAGGTTGTTTACGAGAATCTCTCTCAAGACGAGTATTTTAACACTATAGAGGATTTGGCACAGGACTATTATATTGATAGTTCTTCCCCGAATCCTTCTAATATCAAAACTGAATTTATTGAGGACTAATTTATGGCAAAAATGAAGCAAAATCTTTTAGGTGGGTCTTATGTAGAGGCAACTCCGAAAAAGTCTCGACAGGGAAGAGGAAAGCACTCGAAGTATTCGGCAACCAGCCGTAACTCGGCTCGTAAAAGATATAGAGGACAAGGACGTTGAGTCAACCCGAATTAACTAGTTTTACTGATCACGGCAATTTTATCTCCGAATTTCAATCTAATCTTGATGGAGATAAATTTGTCGATTTTTATGAGCGTATGGCCGCTGCTGGTGCTGGATTAGTTACACCACGCAGCACAGGTGCTGTAAAGAACGAACAACTGTTCCTTACACAACTATTACAGCATGAAGAACAGAATGTTTATAACGCTACATTACCATTAGCAAGGGATTGGAATCATATTGTAATGAGTTGTCTTCATCATTACACAGAACAGTACGAAATATTGAAAGATACACCATTTGAGTACAAATATTCTAAATTACAGAAGACTCGCCCTACACAGGGGTATCATTCGTGGCATCATGATGCTTGTGCCCCTGATACTTATCGCAAAATGGTCGTTATTATCTACCTAAATGATGGTTATGGTGGTGGAGAAACAGAATTTTTATATCAAAGTCTTAGAATTGAACCTAAAATGGGTAAAGTTATCATATTTCCAGCAGGATGGACACATACACACCGTGGAAACCCTCCTTTACATGGTAATAAGTACATATTAAATGGTTGGATTGAAGAATTTCCGCAAAATTCTTATAATACGATGCCCAGATAAGAAAAATTTAAAAATAGGTATAAATAAAGGGAGGAAATACTACAAATTCTCCTGTCGATGGCGATTAAGCGTAAATCTAGAGCATTTAAAGACATTAGTTTGTCTTTTAAACCACATCCTATAACTGGTGATATGCCAGTTTTGGTGAATGAACGTGCAATCGTTAGATCAGTCAGAAATTTAGTAGAAACTATCCCAACTGAAAGGTTTTTTGAACCATTAATTGGTACAGATATTCGTGGAATGTTGTTTGAAAACTATACTAAACTAACTTCCTATGTAATTGAAGACCAAATTAAGATTTCTATCAATAATTATGAACCAAGGGTTGCCAATGTCAAGACAGATGTCATAGGTAGACCAGATAGTAATGCTTTTGAGGTGACAGTTTTCTTTGATATTGTTGGTTTGGATAGACCAAGACAAAATTTCACCTTTTTATTAGAACCTACCAGATAAAATAATGCCAGTTACGCAGTTTAACACTCTAGATTTTGACCAAATTAAGTCACAATTGAAGGATTATCTTGCTTCAAATTCAAATTTTACTGATTTTGACTTTGAAGGATCTAATTTTTCAGTTTTAATTGATTCTTTAGCATATAATACGTATATTAATGCCTTTAATGCGAATTTAGTAGCAAATGAATCGTTTTTAGATTCAGCAACTATAAGAGAGAATGTTATATCATTAGCACGTAACATAGGATATGTGCCAAGATCTAGAACGGCAGCAGAAGCACATATATCATTTGATGTAGAAATACAGGATAGTAATAATGATATTGCTCAAATTAGACTTAAACCTGGTCTTGTTTGTGTAGGAAATGCTAATAATACAAATTTTAGATTTTCAACATCATCTCCAATAACTACTAATGTAGTAACTAATAATGTTGGTAAGAGAATCGCATCTTTTACTAATATTCCAGTTAAACAAGGAACATTAGTACAAACAAGTTTTATAATTGATACTCAAGTTGATCAGAGATTTATCTTAGATAATGCTAATATTGATTCTTCAACCATTAGAGTTAGTGTTAGAAACGATGTTAATGATGTATCTGAGGGTAGAGAATATAAAAAGATAGATAATATTCTCAATTTAAACAAAGATTCTGAAATATTCTTAATACAAGAGGTTCAGGATGAAAAAATTGAAATTCTTTTTGGTGATGGATTCTTTGGTAAGAAATTAACAACAGGCAATATTGTTACTGCTAGGTACATTATAACTGATGGACCTGAAGGTAATGGTGCTGGTGGAGCAGCAGGTTCTGTTGGTACATTTGAATTTCAAGGAACATTTGATCGTAGATTAAGTAGTGCTTCACAACAATACATTTCTACATTACCAAATGATAGTATAGTCGTAACTACTGTTAATCGTGCCTCAAATGGTGCTGAGAACGAAGAAATATCATCAATTAAGTATTTGGCTCCTAGACTCTATTCCGCACAGTATAGGGCAGTTACACCAAGGGATTATGAGGCAATAATACAGTCAATTTACCCTGCAACAGAATCTGTTGCTGTTGTTGGTGGTGAAGAGTTAGATCCACCACAATTTGGTAAAGTTCAGATTAGTATTAAACCAAAAAATGGTACTTATGTATCTGATTTTGATAAACAACAAATCAAAAGTAAGTTAAAGAATTACGCTATTGCTGGTATAAATTCCGAAATTGTTGATCTTAAAGTTCTATATGTAGAAATTGACACAACAGTTTATTATAATACCGCACAATTCTCGGACGGTGCTTTATTACGCACCAATATAGTTGATAATCTTACTACATATTCAAACAATGTGGAGATTAATAAGTTTGGTGGTAGATTCAAGTTTAGTAAAATGAATCAACTTATTGATAGGGTTAATAATGCTATTACTTCTAATATCACAAAAGTGAAGATTAGAAGAGATATGAAGGTACTTATCAATACATTTGCTCAATATGAATTGTGTTTTGGTAATAGATTTTACATTAGTCAAGCAGGCTATAACATCAAGTCTACAGGGTTTAAGATCTCTGGATACCCTAACACGGTGTATTTCACAGATATTCCAAATAAGACTGTTACAGGCGATTTAGATGGCAGTAAGAAGGGTGTTATGTGTATTGTATCTAAGGATACAAAGAATGAAATGAAGATCGTAGCAAAGGATGTTGGTACGGTTGATTATAAGAAAGGTGAGATTATCATCAACACTGTTAATATAACACAAACTAATGCAGCAAACAACTTAATTGAGATACAAGCGTTCCCTGAATCTAATGATGTAATTGGATTAAAGGATCTCTACCTCAGTTTTGATGTTTCTAATAGTTCGATAAATATGGTTAAAGACGTAATCGCATCAGGAGAGGATGTTTCAGGCGTGGTATTTTCAAGAGATTACTATACTTCAAGTTACTCCAATGGAGCAATCGAGAGGAAATAAAGAATGAGTATAGAATTTGATAAAAGAGTACAAGTCAATAAAATAGTCGAGAGTCAGTTACCCGAATTTGTGGTTGCTGATTTTCCATTAACGACTGATTTTTTAAAGCAATATTACATATCACAAGAATTTCAAGGAGGTCCTACTGATCTTATTGATAATCTTGATAGGTATCTTAAGGTAGACAACCTAGTTCCTGAAGTTGTTACTGGAACTACTACATTATCTACAGACATTCTTTCTGATGATACAACTATTACTGTTGCTTCAACAAAGGGATTTCCTCAAGAATATGGTCTTTTAAAGATTGATGATGAAATTATATCATATACAGGTAAGACAAGTACAACTTTTACAGGATGTATACGTGGATTTAGTGGAATAAGTGGATATAATGTTGGCATTTCCTCATCATTGCTTGATGTTAATAAGCAAACTTTAAAATTTGATGATACTAATGCGTCTAATCATAATATTAATTCCGTAATTACTAATCTTAGTGTACTATTTTTACAGGAATTTTATAAGAAGATAAAGAAAACTTTCTTACCAGGTTTAGAAGATGAGACATTCTATTCTGGTATTGATGTTGGTAATTTTGTAAAGAATGCTAGATCTTTTTACCAATCAAAGGGTATTGAAGAATCTATAAAAATATTATTTAAATTATTATATGGTGTTGAGGCTAAGGTATTAGATCTTGAAGAACGTTTAGTTAAGCCATCAGCAGCTGAATTTATTCGTAGAGAAACTGTTATTGCTGAAGCAATAAGTGGTAATCCATATAATTTGGTTGGTCAAACTATATACAAATCAACTGATGATAGAACCACTGGATCAGTATCTGAAGTTGAGATTTTAACAAGAGCAGGTAAAACATACTATCAACTTTCTTTATTTGTTGGATTTAGTGATAGAGATCTAATCGAAGGTAGTTTTAATATACAGGCAAAAACAAAGGCATTAGAAACAATTTCAATTGGATCTTCTATTATATCTGTAGATTCTACTATTGGATTTGATGAAAGTGGATCTATTTTAAGTGAAAATAGTGATGATATCATTGAATATACTTCAAAGAGTGTAAATCAGTTTTTTGGATGTTCTAATATTACTAGTGCGATAGAAACTGGTTCAAGCATAAGAACAACAGAAACTGTATTTGGATATGAAGGTGGTGATTTATCTCAAAGATGTGATTTAAGAATTACTGGGGTTCTTTCTAAATTCGTACCAAGTGAAGATATTTCATTAGTTGGTGAACGAGAAGAGATTTCTGTAAAGAATGTTGGTGAGGTTATATTAAATAGAGGCGAATCCTATAAAGAATTATTTGCTAATAGTTGGATCTATAATACAAGTTCTCGTTATCAGATAGAAAATGTAGCATCAAATGGTCAAACATCATTCACTTTATTAAGTACCATTGATAAATCCAGTTTAAAGATTGGTGATAGCATTACTTTCCTTAGAAGAACTGCTATGACACCAATGGGTGGTGCTATAGTTAAGAGTATTGATTATGTAACTAATAGTATTACCGTAGATAACTTATCTTGGTCTAGTGGAGAACCAAACCCACTTGCTGATTATGACCTAAGAAGAAATTTAAATAAAGCAAAAACAACATCTGTTGGTATAGGTCTTTCTAATAGTAATGTTATCTCTGATGTACTTAATGTTTACGTTGATGGGAATAAGGATGGTTATGTTGCTTCTAACGCATTACCAAGTTATGAACTTAATCTACAGAGATTTACTTCTGTAATATCTGAAAATGTTGGTTTAGGTGTAACTTTCCGTGATATACTTGATTATCCAACATTTCAAGATCCAATTTCTGGATTTGATTCTCAATATGCAAGAATAAATTTACCAGAACCAACAAAATTTATTTCAGGTAATGCTGTTGTCTATCAAACAAGGGATAATTTAGATGATATAGGTATTCCTATTGATGGTTTATCTGATGGGGAAACTTATTATATTAGTGTTGCTGAAGGTTCAAATAAGAAGGGTATTGCTTTATATAATTCAATAAGTGCTATTGGTAGTGCTAGTAGTATAACTATGAATCCACCAGTAGGTGCTGGTCATACTCATACACATACTTTTATTCTTAAAGATCATTTCAATAAAATGCTCTATGAGGATAGAATTTTAAGAAAATATCCATTAGCACAGGATTTAAGTATTACAACTAAAGGTCAGAAACCAATTAATAATATTGGTATGTTGATTAATGGTACTCAAATTAGATCATATGTAGCAAATGAGACCATGTCATTTGGTCCTTTAGAGAGTATTGAAGTATATAATTCAGGAAAAGATTATGATGTTGCTAATCCTCCAAAATTATCTATTGAAGCACCATTAGAATATGGTGGTGAAAGAGCATACGCAGAACCAATTATTAGAGGATCTGTTAAAGAAATACTTGTAGATGAACAAGATTTTGATATTGATAAGGTTTTATCAGTAAGCCTTGTTGGTGGTAATGGTAAAGGATGTTTATTAGAACCAGTTATTGGACCTAGATTTAGAGAAGTTGAGTTTGATAGTCGTGATATATTCTTCTCAGGTGGTTTGGATATACAAGAAGAAACTATAACTTTCAAAAAAGATCATAATCTTGTTGATGGTCAGTTAATTTATTATAACAGTAATGGACAAGATCCGATTGGAATAACCAAATTTAAAGAAGCAAGTAATGTTGTTACTGAATGGTTGGTTAATGGAGCACCTTACTATGTTAGGGTTATTAATCCAAAGAGAATATATTTGTTTAAAACACCAGATGATGCTATGTTTGGCATCACAGGTATTAATACTGTAGGATTCTCTACAGCAACAAATGCTGCTGGTATCCATAAGTTCAGATTAGATTCCAAAAACACTTTAAGATCTGTTAGAGTTTTAAATTCTGGTTATGATTTCCAATATAGAAAATTACCTGTACATCCTTCAGGAATTTCAACTTCCTTTGATACTGTAAACTTTAAGAATCATGGATTTAGGGACGGTGATTTAGTAGAATATACCACAATGGTTGGTATAGGTACAACACAACCCAAAGCAATTCAAGGTTTAACTGTATCTACAGGTATAAGCACTACTGCTAATTTTTATCATGTATTGAAGATTGATAATGATTCATTTAGATTATCAGATGCTGGAATTGGTGGTACTTCAAAAGTTGATTATACAAGGAAGAAATATGTTGGTTTAGGATCAACAGGTACTGGATATCAGGTATTTAAGTATCCAGATATTGAAGTAAATGTTAATGTTTCTTTTGCTTCAAGTATTTCTGGTAAAATAAACTTTACTCCTATTGTTACGGGTGAAATAATAGGTTCTTATCTATATGATGGTGGTAGTAAGTATGGTAGTAAAGTTTCTGGGCATTATTTTACACCAAAAATAACTATAGAGAATGGAAGAACTGCTGAAGTAAGACCAATAATCGAAAGTGGTAAAATTATTGATGTTCAAGTTCTTAATAAAGGAAAAGAATATTGGTCTTTACCAGATCTTACTATAACTGATGGTGGAGCTACTGGTAGTGGATGTAAATTAAAACCTGTTATCAATGAAGATGGACAGTTATCTGATATAGTTGTAATTAATACAGGTATTGGATATTCTACAAACGCAAATGTTTATGTAGATCCTAAAGGTAAGAATGCTTTATTAAACGCTAGTATAAGAAAATTATCTATTGATAATTATCAGTGGCAGAATGAAAATCATCTTGAAAAACTTAATGATGACTTATTACAGTTTAGTGTTCATGCATATACTAATACTATAGCAGAAGAATTAGGGGATATTGGTGGTGTGACTGGTGCTGGTATTGGTACACACTCATCATTGATTGGTTGGGCATATGATGGTATTCCAATATATGGACCATATGGTTATACCGATCCTTCTGATATTAACTCAGGAATTAAGAGATTGCTTCCAAGTTATGTTCAGAAGTATGATTATAAAGATCGTCCAACACTTCATGAATATGAAGAAAAGTTCTTTGTAGAAGATAATATTTTTGATGGTTCTGGTGATCTAGACATTCATAATGGAAGATTCTGTAAGACTCCAGAATTTCCAAATGGAGTTTATGCTTATTTTGCTACTGTAGATCAGAATGGTGTTCCTCAATATCCATATTTTATAGGAGAATCCTATAGATTACCTTATATTGAAGAAAATACAGTTTTAGATCAGTCATTTGATTTTGGTAGTAGTAATCTTTCTAGGAATACTTTCCCATATAAGGTTAATGATATTAATGCTGATAATGATTTTATTATAGAATCAAATGAAGTAATTAAACAAAAATCTGTAGTTGAATCAGTAACTAGAGGTGTTGTTGATACATTCCAGATATTGGATGGTGGTGATGGTTATAAAGTTGGTGACTTTACTGTATTTGATGATGAAGGTACAAATGGTAATGGTGCTAGAGGGCAAGTTGATGAAATAGTTGGTATTGGTGTTTCTAGTATTAATACTAAATTAACTACTTTTGAAGATGCTATTCTAGTATGGAATAGTAATAGTGAGGTGATGGTACATAGTTTACCATCCATTGAACTTAATGATCAAGATACTGTTTTAATATCAGGTCTTTCTACATCAATATACAAATTAAATAATTCATTTAAAGTTGGTGTTAGTACCGATGTTATTGGATTGGCAAAAACAATGTCAGTTCAAAATAATTCAAATGGTGCGGTTGAAGATATTTACGTTAATTATATTCCAAACACTGTTTCAATAGGTGGATCACTTAGAGTAGGTGATGAATGTCTTAAGGTATTAAATTTATTTGATGTTGGATCCATTATAAGAGTTAATAGACCTACCAGTGGTATTGCTCATACTTATGGATCTAAGATAGATGTATTAAATAATCGTATCAGTATACCAGTTAAAACTAATAGATTTGAATCTGATGTAAATTTAATTGAATTTTTTAATGCTAATCTAGCGGTTGGTGTTGGTACTACTTGTGGAAGTGTTGTTAATTATGCGATTGGTGAAAGTACAAAGCAAGTTAATATTCCATCTCAAAACATTTATTTACCAGGACATCCATTTAAAGGTGGAGAAAAAATTATATTCAGTAAGAAACCAGGTGCTGGATCATTACTTGTAGGTAGAGAGATTGATGCTTCACAGCAATTCTATCTTCCAGATCAAAATACATCTGTATCAGAGTTGTATGTAATTGATAAAGGTAGTGATTTTATAGGTCTTGCTACTAATGTAGGTGCTGCTAATACAGAAGGTGGAATATTCTTTTATAGTAATGGATCTAATGATTATGAGTACAAAATAGAAACAACTTTTGAACAAATAACATGTAATGTTGATAGAATTGTTAGTACAGTAACTACAAAGATAGGTGCTGCTAATACTACAACTCATGGGTTGCAGAATGGGGATATAGTTAATGTCGATGTTATACCAAATACAACAGTTGGTTTAGGATCTACTGCTCCATTAGTTTTAGATTATAATGAACAATATCAGAAAATATTAATCAATCCTGTTGGATTTGATGGAGCAGATGTTGATACAATTAAAGATACTATATCAATTACTGATCATGGATATAAAAATGGTGATAAAGTTTTCTATAAATGTGATGGAGATGTTGTTTCTGGGTTAACAACAGGTTGTTATTACATACATTTAGTAGATTCAAATAAATTCAATTTATCGGAAACTTATAATGATACCTTCTCATCACCACCTAGAATGGTTGATCTATCTTCTAGTGGAAATGGGCATACTATTTCATTAGTTAATCCTGAAATATCTGTAGTTAAAAATTCACAATTAACTTTTGGTGTTGGTTCATTTAATTTAGCAAATTATAACCTTAAGTTTTTCTATGATAAGGAATTTAAGAATGAATTTCTTACTGCTACGGATCGCAATGCCTTCAATGTTGTTGGATTGGGTACAATAGGTATTGGTACATTCTTATCCAGTCCTGTTGTTGGTGCTGCTGTATCAATAGGATTCTCAACAGCAATGCCAGCAATTTTATATTATTCTTTAGAAAAGGGTGGATATATTAGTACTGCTGATAAAGATGTTAATAATTATTCACGGATAGTATTTACTGACAGTAAGTATTCTGGTGATTATAAGATATTTGATGTTACTGATGAAACCTTTAAATTCTCACCTAGAGCAATTCCTGAAGTATTGAGATATGAAGAAGATCAATGTGATAAGATTGAATATTCTAGTAAGTCAGACTCTGTATCTGGACCTATAAAGAGTATAAAATTAATTTCTGAGGGGTCTAGTTATAAGAAAGTACCTAAATTTACTAAAATTAATAGTTTAAATGGAACAAATGCTAATATTGTAGCATTATCAACATCTATTGGTAGAATTAATAATTTACGAATTGTTGATATTGGTTATGAATATTCTTCAGATTCTACATTGAGACCCGAAGCATTTATTTCACCTGTTGTTAGAATTGATGATTTAGACTATATTGAGCAAATTTCTGTTGTAGATACTGGACGTGATTACTTAAGTCCTCCTGATTTGATTCTATACAATCCAGAATCTAATGAGGTTGTTGATAGTACTTCATTAGAAGCTATTGCTCCAAATCAAGGTGTTTCTGACGTTGAAGTTATTGCTCCTATTAATGGACTAGATTCTGTAACACATAGAGTTATTGCTGTTAACAATTCCAATGGAATTGGAATTAATTCCATGACTGTTGATGGAACTGAAGCTACTTGTGTTATGGAAACTCCTATCAATGGATATACTGAAGCACCATTTGCTGTTAATGATGAAATTTTTGTTGAAGGTATACAGTTATTTGGAGAAACTGGTATTGGTACTCAAGCCTCATCATCTAGTGGTATATCAACCGATGGTGAAGGTTGGAATTCTTCAGATCATAATTATGAATATTTTAAAGTTACGAGTTATATTTCATCAAACCCAGATGTTTTAAAATTTGATTTAGTTGGTTTAACGACTAATCCAGGTATTGCTAAAACTTATCAATCTGGTTATGCTAATATTGTAAACAGGAATAAGTTACCAGTATTCGCACCTATTCAAAAAAGATCTAAGTTCTTACAAGATGAACCAATATTGGTTAAAGAGAATCAAACAGGTACTTTCCAGAAGAAAGATCTTAAGGTAATAGAAATTAGAGAAGATTTTATTAAAACAACTGGATTATATAATCTTAGAGTTGGAGATAGAATTGCTGGACAATATAGTGGTGTTACTGCTAGTGTTACTGGAATTACAGCAAATACTGCTAAATTTGATGTTAGTTTCTCAAATAGAAAGGAAATAGGTTGGATTAATAATACTGGAATGTTAAATGAAGACTTCCAAGTAATACCAAATAATGATTATTATCAGAATCTATCATACTCTGTTAGAAGTTCTAAAACTTGGGAAACATTTGTTGATCCTCTTAATAGGGTTATACACCCCTCTGGATTGAAGAATTTTGCCGATACGTTGTTAGAGACCAATGTTGATGTTCGGGTGGGTCTGGGATCCACAGAAGCATCAAAGGCGGTGATTATACTTGATGTATTTGGTGAGAAGAGAGTAGATACTATTAATGACTTTGATCATGTTATAGATTATGATGCTAGAGATAATAAATCTAAGTTTATTGATTTCAAACATAAGAAGTTAACAGATTTTACTAAATGTAAAACAAATAGGGTTTTGATTCATGATGATATAAGTGGAAGGTTCTCAAGTAAAGGAGGACAGGATCAATATACTGAAATAGAGGAAATTAATACAAACTTTACAAAGTATCATATACAAGTTGTTGATGCTGATACTTTTGATGTACAATTTACTGATTTAATCACTCTTACTTCGACTAATAATGCTTATATTTTAGAAAGATCTACTGATTATTCAAATAATCAATTAGGTGAATTTAAGACTAATGTTGATTATTTTAATAGAAAAACATTAGAATTTACACCATCTGAAAAATTTGAAAAGGATTTTGATATTAAAGTTTTAAAAACATCATTTAATACTGATACTATATCTGATGGTTTACAGGAAATTGGATCTATAGATCTAATTGGTAAAAATGTACAGGTTGCTGCTGCTCAAACAGCGATGAGTGGTAATACTGTCATTGTTACTGGTACAACTACAACCAATATTTCACAATTCTCACCTACAGATTTCAACGCATTCTTTGCTAATGTTATGGTTAAAGATGATGCTTCTGGTGAGTTAGATTATAATGAAGTTATTGTTAATTTTGATGGTACAGACACATATATTACAGAATCATATACTGACGTTTTAGGTGTTACATATAGTTCTAGTGCTAATAGTAAAGTTGGTGTATTAACTGCTAGATTTGATTCTGGTACAATTTACTTTGATTGTATTAATGATAGAACATCTAAATTACTTGTTAGTGCCAATATTGTTGGATTGGGTACTACAACTGCTGGTATAGGAACATACAGGTATAAAGTTCCAGGACAACCAGACGGATCTGAAAGAACAGTAAGATATGAGTCAAACTATAATGCGGTAGATAATGGAAATTCAATACCTGTTTTCACTCTTGACGGTACTGTTGATAGTTCAGCTAAGTGTTTACTAAAAGTTACTTCTGGGCAGAATAGTGCCATACATCAAGCAATCGTTATTCAAGATGTGAATAATGATGCTGTAACTGTTCAGTATCCTCATGTTGCAATCGGTGATCAAAGTGGTATAGGTACGTTTGGTACAGTTACAGATACAATAAACAATACAGTTAGATTCGATTTCTATCCAGATGCAGCATATTCTTCTTCAACAGTTGAGGTTCAGGCTTATTCTGAGATATATCAAACTGTTAATGATTTTGAGAATGAACCACCTCTTTTACAATTTGGTCCCGTAAGTACTGAATTGGTATTATCATCATATGATGGTCTTAATGGAACTAGAGGAAATAGAGTTAATTTTGATCTTAAGCATGAAGGTATTCCAATTTATTATAAGACATTTAATCCAGATAGCAGTCAACTTACTGTTTCTGCTGGTGCTGGAACAACCTTCACTATACCAGATCATTTCTTCAATACAAATGAGAAATTAAATTATAATCCATATTCAACATTTATTGGTGTTGCTGCAGCACCTTGTGGTATTGCTCAAACCACAAATAACCTTGGTCAATTGGTTACTGAAATGCCTTCAGAGGTATATGTTAAAGCATTAACACCAGATACTTTCCAATTATTCAGTAGAAAGGATTATATTGCTACTGGATTGCCAATAGAAGTAACAGATGTTGGTGGTGGTAATGCCCATAAACTTGAAATGGGTAAAAAGATAAGCAAGACTGTTATTGGTCTTGATGGTATTATTCAACAACCAGTTACTTATACTTCAATTAGTCATACACTCCCAACTACTATCGGTATTGGATTATCTCAATTTGCTTTAAGTGGTATTAGTTCAGTACAACCAAGAGATGTATTGAAGATTGATGATGAATATATGAAAGTTGAAGAAGTTGGACTTGCTGAATCTGTAAGTGGTACAATTAATTCTTGGAATGGAACTATTCCAGTAGTTAAGGTTAAGAGAGGTTCTCTTGGAATCTTACCTACAACTCATAATTCTGGAGCTAATGTTCAGGTATACAGAGGATCTTACAATATAGTTGATAGTACAGCATGGTTCTTAGATCCACCTAAAGGTAATACTAGAACTAGAAGAAATTTAACTAATTTGCCTTATGTTAGAGCAGAATTTAGTGGAAGAACTTTCTTAAGAACAAATTATGATACCAATATGGTATTTGATGATATTTCTGATAACTTTACTGGAATTGGAAGAACTTATAGTTTAACTGTTGGTGGTGCTAATACTTCTTCTGGTGTTGGTGTAGGAAATGGTATTCTGTTTATTAATGGAGTATTCCAGACACCATTAACACTTAATAACTTAGGTAATAACTATGAAATTGAAGCAGATGTTATTTCTGGAATTTCTAGTGTAACATTTACTGGAATTAGTTCTGAAAATGGACAATTAATTCAATCTGAATTTGATATTAACCAGAATCAGGTTCCAAGAGGCGGTATAATCGTTTCTATGGGTTCTACTACTGGTGTTGGTTATGCTCCACTTGTAGGTGCTAGAGTATACCCCAAATTACAGAATGGATCTATAGTTAGTGTTACTGGTACTGGAACATCAATTGGACCAATAGGTGGTGGTATTCAAACTGCCCATTATGATAGTAATATTGGAATAATAACAGTTACTACTAATGAGGTTCATGGATTTGGTTTACAGAGTCCAGAGACTGTTAAGTTAGAGGGTCTACATTTTACTTGCCCAACATACACTATTGGTCAACCTATTACTGGTACAACATATGATCCAGCAACAGGTGATATGGTGATAAAGATTGTTGGTCATGGACTTTCAAATGGTGATTCAGTTAAACTAAAAGAAGAATCAATTACATTTAGTTGTGGATTTGGTGGTGCTACTGGTTCTGCTGCTGAAAAGTCATACCCTAGAAAGACTGATCCTGCTTATGACAGATATATGTACATATCTGATGTTACTAATGATACTTTCAAGGTTAATGTATTATTTGGAATAACACCTACCAATACAGACGCACACACCTTTGTTGGAGCAACTCCTGATTGTGTTCAATCTCTAAACTATGTTGGAGTTACTACATCAATATTCCAAGATCATGAAAGATCACTTCCATTAGTTGGAGTTAGTTCTGCTAGAAGTTTCCAAGTTAATGTTGGTATTAATAGTATTCCACATATTTACTTGAAGGGTGGTGAAGTTTGGCGTTATGAGAATGAATTAACATATGGTTCTGGTTATCGTGAACCAGTTTCTATTGCTGTTACAGATATTGCTTATGATCATAAATTCGTAAAATCTGATGCTGATTCAATTACAGCATACACTGGTGGATTCATGGGTCAATCATTGACACCAACAGCTATTGATTATACTTCACATAGTGGTGATTTATTAATGACCCTTGGTGAACATGGAATAGCAGGTCCAGTAGACATAACTGTTCAGGATGCTCAGTATGATGCTAGAGTTGGTATATTAACAGCTACTGCTGGTACACATTTTGATGTTAGTGGTGCTACATATGATCCTACTACAGGTATTATGGTATTAACTATTGGTACTCATAGTTTAGATACCAATGATAAAGTTAAGATTAAGCCAAATTCATTAACATTTAGTTGTGGATTTGGTGGTGCTACTGGCACGGCTGCTCAAAAGTCATATCCAAGAGCATCTGGTTCTGGTAATCCTAGTAGTGGACCTGACCCTGCTTATGATAATTTCTTAAATATAACTGCTGTAGATACTGTTGCTGGAACAATTTCTGTAAAAGTATTAGACACAACCCCATCATCAAACACAGATGTTCATACATTTGTAAGTGCTCTTCCTGAAGCAGTGTTTATTCCAAGAGTCTTTACTAATAATGAGCAAGTTAGATTTGCTGATAATTCTATAACATTTAAATGTGGTATGGATAATAATGCCACTACCCATTCATATCCAAGATCAACAGATCCAGCAAGTGGTAAGTGGTTAATAGTATCTAATGTAACCCCAACACATTTTGAGGTTAATGTGGGTACAAGTCCAATTGTAGGATATACACCAACAACAGGAACTACATATGATCCATTTACTGGATTAATGGTGTTGGAGATTGGTACTCATACCTTAAAACAGGGTCAAAGTGTTAGATTGGATCCAGAATCAATATCATTCAGTTGTAACTATGGTAGCGGTGGTACAAAGTCTTATCCTAGAGCTTCTAATGATCCATTCTATAATACTGCTATTCCTATTCAGTCAGTAACTGATACTACTATTACACTACAAGTATTATCCACTGTACCTTCTACTAATACAGATGTTCATACATTTGAAGGTGCTACTCCGAATGCTGTTAAAGCTGGTGGATTCTATCCTCATACATTTGATTCTTCAACTGCTAAAGGTACTGAAGCAACAAAATCTCTTAAAATTGCTACAAATTCATTAACATTTACTTGTTCTAAAGATGATCATGATGGTGAGCATACTTATCCAAGAACAACTGATCCAGCATATGATGTTTTCTTACCAATAACAGCAGCGACTCAAAATACACTTATGACCAATGTAGGTCCTGGTGGTGGTGCTGGTACTGGAGCAGTTATAACTGCTAAGATTGCTGATAATACTCATAAATTTGTAAACGCTATTGGTACTCACATATACAAGAGTTCTATAAGTGATGCTGTTACTATTGGTAGCACTAAGAAGGATGTTACTAATGCTGCGTATACTCCAAGTACTGGAGTATTGGTATTAACCATAGGAACCCATACTTTCAGTACTAGTGATACTGTAACTATCGCACATAAAGCACTTAAGTTTACTTGTGATGCTGATAATCATGCTACAGAACATGCTTATCCAAGAACGACTGATCCAGCATATAATACAGCGTTAACAATTACTGCTGTAGATCAATCTGGTGGTACTATTACATGTAATGTAGGTATTCCAAGTCAATATGAAGGTATAGAAAATTCTGGAGGTGCTTTAACTGCTGATACTGTTGATTACGATCCACAATGTGGAATCATGACTGTTACAACATCTGCTGCTCATGGACTTACTGCTGCTATTATTAAGAATTCAACAAACGCAGTATATAATCCAAATGTTGGTATATTAACTGTTACTACTAATACGAATCATGGGTTTAGTAATGGTGATTATGTTAAGATTGCTGAAAATTCATTGATATTCAAGTGTGCTAAAGATGGATTCTTAAGTGAGCATAGTTATCCAAGAAAAGGAGATCCATTGTTTAATACATGGACACCAGTTTCAAATGTAACTCCTAAGAAGTTTGAGGTTCAATGTTTACCTTCCGTACCTTCAACAAACACATCAGATCATAGTTATGAGAGATCTGAAGCTGGAAATATTATGGGAGCAAATAGTACAGTTAAATTTGTTGGCGGTTCCTTAACACTTACATGTAATAAGGATCGTCATGCTACAAATCATTCATATCCAAGACCAACTGATCCTGTTTGTGGTTATGAAACTATCTACGGTCCTACTTACAGTATTTCTCCAGTAAACAGGGTTAGATTACAGTCTGGTACATATACATTCACTTATAATACTACAGTTGTAGGAACGAGTGCTACCAGTTCACTTATAGTTGGTAATACAAGATATAGTATTGGTGCATTAGCAGTTGATACTGGTTCTGCACAAGTATATGAGATAGAGGTGGGAGAACTTAGAACTGTAGGTGTTGAAGGTGTTGAAAGTACTACTAAGTTTAGTGTTAATGTTGGTAGATCTCCATATGGAACTGGTGGATCTTTAGAATTTACTGTTGTAAGTGGTGGAACTGGATATGTTAATCCTGAAATTATCACTCCACAACCAAATTATGAAAATATGCCAGTTAAAGGTGTATCTAGATTGGGTATTGGAAAAACAACAGATACTGGAGTTAATCTTCTACTTAACTTACAAGTAGGTGCTGCACAAACTTCTGTTGGAATATCTTCTACATTATTTGAAATATCTAATTTTGATATTGCTAGACCAGGACATTCGTTTAAAATTGGTGATAGATTTACTCCAATTGGAATGGTTACATCAGCAGAAGTTGAAGAACCATTAAAAGACTTTGAATTGGAAGTTGTTGAAATATTCAACGATTTCTTCTCCGCATGGCAATTTGGTGAAATTGATTTTATTGATGATATCAAATCAATGCAAAATGGAATTAGAAGAAGATTCCCATTATTCTTCAATGGACAGTTATTGAGTTTTGAAAAGGATGAAGCAGATCCATTATCTTCAGATATTAATTTAAATGCGGTTCTCTTGATATTTGTGAATGGTGTACTACAAACACCAGGAACTGCTTATCAGTTTGAAGGTGGAACCACATTTACGTTTACTGAAGCACCAGATACTGGTGATAAGGTTGATATATTCTTCTATCTTGGACAAAGAGGTATTGATGTTGAAATTATTGACATTCAAGAAACTATAAAACCAGGTGATGATGTAAGAATATATCGCCATCCATCATTACCAGATTCAATTACACAAGACAGAGAAAGAGTTGTAAAAGAAATTCTAACTTCTGATTTGATTGAAACTGATGTATATTCTGGTTTAGGTATTAATGAAGATGATGATAAACCAGTTAGTTGGACTAAGCAAAAGGTTGATAAGGTTATTCAAGGATCTTTAGTTTCTAAAGCAAGAGAATCTATTGAACCTTGCGTATATCCAACTGCGAAGATCATTTCAGATGTTAATGAAACTTCTGGTATTGGTCTAGGATTACAGGATGGAATATTTGTAGATGATGCTGAATTCTTCTTCTATGAGGAAGGACCGCTTCGTATTCCTAGTTCTGAAAGATATGGTATTACAGTTGATGCTATTGATACATTAATGATGCCAGTAGGTGGTGAGAAAAGAGCAGCAGCAGCAGAAGTTGTTATTGGTACTGCTACATCACAGGTTAGTTCAATAACTATCACTGATGGTGGATCAGGTTATACAGTTGCTCCTACTATTAAGATATCAGCTCCACCAATGATTGGTGTTGGAATAGGAACTACTGCTACAGCAACAACAACAATTGTAAATGGTTCTGTTACATCAGCAACTGTTACTAATGTTGGATTCTATACAGGAAGAGTACCAAATGTTATTATTGAAAGTCCTACTTATGAGACAGAAAAAATTGAGTTATTTAAGTTTGCTCAAGGATTTACTGGAATAATCACAGGTATTGGAACTGCTGTTGGAAGTGGTGGACATCCACTTGCTATTAAGTTCTTCTTTAAGACTATTGATGGAAATCAGGCAGGTGATTTAAGAATTGGATATCCAATTTCTATTAAAGATACTAAGATTGGCGAAGGTGTTACCTCCGTTGATAGCCACGATACTTCAGTTGTTGGTATTGGTACAACATTCTTAGATAATATATACAAAGTTCACAGTATTACTACTGCTGATAAAACAGGTGAGATTACTTGTAACATATTAAGTACAACTAATCATGTTGGATTAGCTTCCACTGGACAGTATAATCAAACAAATATTGGAATAACAACTTCTCTAGGAACAATTTCATGGGGAAGATTGTATGGACCAGATACAGTTAGATCAACAAATCCAATCTCAATTGGTGTTACTGGATTAACTATTGACTCTGGATTATCTACTTTCCCAGTTATTCAAAGGAGAAATTATTCTCTAGGATCCCTCAAAGGATTAAGGAATACAGGTGCTATTAGATTACAAGTATAATTATGTCTATAAATAAAGAAAAAAAGTGTAGTTAAGAAATGCCAGCAATTGTCACCGACCAATTTAGGATTCTTAATGCTAGTAATTTCGTAGATTCTATTGATAGTAATAATTACTACGTTTTTATTGGTTTACCAAATCCAACAAAACTTACGGAAAGTACTGTTGTAGGGTACGGTAGGTCGGAAAATTGGAATACCAATCCACCACAACCTCTTGATAGTTTTTCAAATAATTCCCATATAGGGGATACAATGATGTTTGGTAAGAAGATAACTTCTGCCAATATTCGTCGTGTTATAAAGAGAGTTGATTGGAAAGCGGGTACTAGATATGAGATCTATAGAGATGATTATAGTAGTTCTAATCCAAGTCCATTAAAGAGTGCTAATAGGCTATATGATGCTGAGTACTATGTAATGAACTCAGATTATAAAGTTTATGTTTGTATTGATAATGGTTCTAATGGAGATAATGAAAAAGGTAATGTCTCACAGGATGAACCAACATTTACTGATTTAGAGCCATCAAAAGCTGGTGGATCTGGTGATGGTTATCTGTGGAAATATCTTTATAGTGTTTCTCCAGGTGATATTATAAAATTTGATTCTACAGAATATATTACTGTTCCCAATAATTGGTCAACAAGTACCGATCCTCAGATAAGGGCAGTAAGGGAGAATGGTGATTCTGAGGTTAATGATAATCAAATTAAGCATGTTTATATTAAAAATGGTGGATCCTCATATCAAACACTTTCAGGTCAAGAAGTTGATATTGTTGGTGATGGATATGGTGCTAAAGCTAGGGTTGATGTTAATCAGGGTGTAATATCTGATGTAACAGTTAGTGCTGGTGGACAAGGATATACATATGGGTTGGTAGATTTAGGTCCAGTTAATAGCACTGCTTCTGGAAATTTAGCAGAATTGATTCCTATTGTTCCTCCAAGTAAGGGACATGGTTTTGATATTTACACTGAATTAGGAACTGATAAAGTTTTGATTTATGCTAGATTTGATGATTCAACTAAGGATTTCCCAACTGATACTAAATTTGCCCAAGTTGGTATTATTAAGAATCCAACAGTTGGTGGAACTGGCGGCACAGTTGCTACTGTGTTTGAAGGTCCTGAATTTTCATCATTAGATGCTATGATTTTTAATGATGAACCAAATAGTAATGATGTTACTAAGAAGGTTGATGGTACTCCAGAAGTTGGTGAAGTTATAGAGCAGAAAATTGATGCTGCTGGAAACATAGCACGAGCATATGTTGCTTCCTTTGATAAGGAAACTAAAGTTTTGAAATTTTTTAGAGATAGATCTCTAAATTATAAAGGTTCTCAAAACCATACAGATTATGTTGGTATTTCAACTCAAGGTAAGTTTTGGGACTTTAAATCTGATGGACCCGTAGTTGAGGGTAAATCTTCTGGATTTAAAGGTTATATCAATAATAGTTATACTGGAATAACCACAAATCCATCTGGAACTAAGCAAATTAACTTAGGTTCTGCTTTTACAAGTGGGTTATCTAAATCTGAGATAAATAAAGGATCAGGGGAAATGGTTTATGTTGACAATAGACCTCTGATTGCTCGAAATACTCGACAAAAAGAAGACGTTAAAATCATCCTGGAATTCTAAAGTAAAATGCCACAAAAGACTAATTTAAATATAAGTCCTTATTACGATGATTTTGATAAGGCGAAGAATTATTACAAGGTTTTGTTTAAACCTGGGTATCCAGTTCAAGCAAGAGAATTAACAGGTCTTCAATCAATATTACAGAATCAAGTTGAATCTTTTGGTAATCATGTATTCAAAGAAGGATCTATGGTTATACCTGGATCTGTTACGTATGATAGTACATATTTTTCATGTAAGGTAAATGGTGATCATCTAGGAATTGATGTTAGCATATATCTCGATGCTTTAGTTGCTGGTGAAGGTACACGAGTAAGAGGACAAAATTCTCAAATTGTAGGTAAAATTGTAAATTACATTTTACCACCAGAAGAAAATGTTGATGATATTACAATTTTTGTAAAATATACTGAATCTGATAGTACTGGAGAAAGTACACATTTCCCTAATGGAGAAATATTAGTACTTGATCAAAATGTTACTTATGGAAACACTACATTAGTTTCTGGAGATACTGTATTAACATTAAATAGTGAAAATGCTTCTGCAACTGGAACTTCTGTTGGGGTAGATTCTGGAGTATATTTCTTAAGAGGTGCATTCGTTGATACACCAAAATCTGTAGTTATACTTGAGCCATATTCAACTAAACCATCATATAGAGTTGGATGGGAAATACTTGAAGAATTAGTTAATTCAAATGATGATCCTACTTTAAATGATAATGCAAAAGGTTTTACTAATTTTGCTGCTCCAGGTGCTGATAGATTTAAAATTGGTGTAAAATTATCTAAAAAAGCACTTGATGATTTTGATGATACTAATTTTGTAGAAGTATTACGTGTAAAGAATGGTGAAGTAAAGAAGATACAGAATAAATCTCAGTATAATGTTATTAGAGATTGGATTGCTGGAAGAACATATGATGAGTCTGGTAATTATGCCGTAAATCCCTTTAATGTTAGTGTTCAAAACTCATTAAATGATGAGATAGGATCTAATGGTAAGTATGTTGAGGGAGAAAAAACTGATGAACTCAATACACCTAGTGATGATTTAGCATGTATAGAATTATCACCAGGTACAGCATATGTTAAAGGATATCAAGTTCCTTTAACTGGAACTACTGTATTGGATGTAGATAAACCAAGAGATACTAAAACTATACAAGCTGGATCTGTTCCTTTTAGGATGGGTAGTTTATTAAAAATTAATAACCCACATGGAACTCCTTATATTAATCTTGGTGCTAATACAAGTAATGTTGCCAATACTGTAGAACTTTATAGTCAAAGAAAAGGAACTGGTGTTCCAACTGCTGGTAGTGGTACTAAAATTGGTGAAGCTCGTGTATATTCTTATGGATTATCTGATGCTAGTTATGAGGGAGATGATACAGAATGGGATCTATATTTGTATGATTTACAAACATATACTCAATTAGAGATTGGAAATGGTGCTGGTGGATTAACATATCAGCAAAATACTCTAGCTCCACTTGGTTCTAAAGTTAGGGGAATGAGTAGTGGTGCTGAAGGATATGTTGCTGGTCATCCAAGTGCTGGTAATATAAACATCAGTGATACATCTGGTGCGTTTATTTCTGGTGAAAAGTTAGTATTTAATGAGAAAACAAGTAATGTTGGGGTAAATACATCTACAGCATCAGTTTCAAAGGTTACACAATATACTATTGATGATCTAAAGTCAGTTTTTCAGGCAAAAACTATAGGTGGTTTTGGTAGTGGTGCTAAAGATTTTACTGCTGATGCAATTCTATATGATAGAATTTTACCTAATTTTTCTATAACAGATCAATTAAATATTACTGGTTCTGCTAGTGATGCGTCAGCGACTTGTCCAAATAGAAGATTTTCTGGTGCTGTAGGGTTAAAAGTTGATTCTATAGTTGGATATAAAGTAGATTCTCAAGGTGATCCTGTTTATAATAGAGTTAGTGCTATTTCAGCAGATGGATCAACTTTAACACTTGATGATGTTGCTACAGTTGCTGGTGTTAATTATGGTGATATACCGTCAAATGGTACTACAGTTGCTTCTCTTTTTACTGTTAAATCTCCAAAAGTAATTAATTATAATCGTTCTGGATTATTTACTCAATTACCAAAAAGAAATGTATCTTCAGTAGATCTTTCTAATTCAAGTTTAGTAATATCTCGCCAAGTTTCAGATCAAACTGTAGCAGGTAATAGTCTACAACTTAAGACTTCAATTGTTATGGAGAATTCTGGTGCTGGTGCTGCTTTAGGAATTACAACAGCATTCTTTGAACCATTTGATGCTGAAAGATATTCAATTCATTATTCAGATGGTACTACAGAACCTCTAACATCCGATCAGGTTAATATTACTGGTAATGGTAGTGTTATAACCTTTAGAAGTTTATCAAAGGCAACAGATAGTAATGTAGTTGTTAACACTACATTAAAGAAACTTGGACTTTCTAGTAAAGTTAAAAATTACATTAGAAGTTCTCAAGTTGAAGTAACAAAAACTATTAGTGTATCTAATGGATCTACAAATCTTGGAATTAGTAGTGCTTATGGACTAAGAGTTGAAGATAAGGAAATATCATTAAATGTTCCTGATGCTGTTAAGATTCATGCCGTATATGAATCTAAAGATACTAATAAACCAACTTTAGATGGTTTAGTTTTTGTTTCTGGATTAGGTCTTGATACGAATACATTTATTGGCGAAAAGATCGTTGGTTCTGAGAGTAGAGCGATAGCACAAGTTGTTAATAGAGTTTCTGATACAACAATTGAATATGTACCTTTAAATAGTAATAGTTTTATTAAAGGTGAAAGTGTTACTTTCAAAGAATCTCAAATTACTGCCAATCTACAAAGTTTGAATGATGGTAATTATGTTAATAGAACTAAGAATTATACCTTAGATAAAGGGCATAGAAAGCAATTTCTTGATTATTCTAGACTTGTAAGGACCGCAAATTCTGCTTCACCTTCTAAGAGATTACTTGTAATATTTGATTACTATGAGTCTGCTTTAAATACTGCTGGAGATTTCTATACTGTTAATTCATATACAAAAGATAGATATACCCATGATATTCCAATAGTATCTGGTAATAGATGTCAAGATATTCTTGATTTTAGACCAAGAGTTAAAAAGTTTGAACCTACTGATGCAACTACTTCGTCACCATTCTCATATAATAGTAGAATACTCGAAACAACAACTAGGTATATTGTAACTCCAGATGAAAGTACCATTTTGGGTTATAGTTATTATCTACCTAGAGTTGATAAGCTTGTTATTAATAAGTTTGAAGAAGTTAAACTTATTAAAGGTGTTTCTGATGACAAACCAGCACCACCAACAGAAGTTTCTGATTCAATGGAAGTTGCTCAGATAACATATCCACCATATCTTTATGATCCTATCAAAGGACCTAAGATTAAGTTATATGATAATAGAAGATTTACTATGAGAGATATTGGAAAACTCGAAAAGAGGATTTCAAATCTTGAAGTAATGACATCACTTACTGCATTAGAACTTGATACTAAATCACTTCAGGTTAAAGATGCAGATGGTATAGACAGATTTAAGAGTGGATTTGTTGTTAATGATTTTAAAAATAGAGATTTTATTGACTTTAGGATTGAAGATGGATCTAGATGTGATGTTGATGTAGTCAACAAAGAATTAATCAGTGCTGTTGATTTTTGGTCATTAAGAGCAGTATTAGCACTTAATCCAGGAATTGACGCAAATACTGCTGATATGACATCCAATTTGAGTCTTTTAGATCCAAATTGTAAAAAAACTGGAGATCTATTAACATTAGATTATAATGAAGTTGATTGGATTGTACAACCACAAGCATCTGGTGTTGAGAATATCAACCCATTTAATGTTATAGTTTATGTTGGTGGTATTCAGTTAGATCCCCCTTCAGATAATTGGACTAGGACAATATATGTTGATAATCATAGAACAGAGTCTACTGGTAATACTTGGAATACAATATCTAATGTTGTTTCTGACACTACAGATGTTACTAGTTCAGTAGATGTAACAACAACTGAAGTTGAAGCAGATCAAAATACATTTAGTGGTAATCATACTGATACTACAACCACAACCACAACTACTACAACACAAACAGTAGAAACAAGTTTTACTAACCAGATGACTGGTAATAATCAAGAATTTGATTATGTTGAAAGTGTTAAGATTAGTGGTGAAACAGATCCATTTATGAGATCTAGAAATGTTTATTTCGCTGCTAATGGTTTAAAACCATATACAAAACATATTCATAAACTTGATAGTGGAGTACCTGATATATTCCCTAAAGTAGTTGAAATCTCAACCACTGCTGGATCTGGTAATGGATTTACAGTTGGTGAAGATGTAAAAGTTATGAATGGTACTGTTCAAATAGGTTTGGTTAAAGCACAAGCACCAAATCATAAGTTTGGAGATACATCTAGACCAGAATTTGCTGCGGGATTGGGTCATCCAGCAGTTACAGTTGAGACATATTCAGTTGATCCATTTGATAGAACAAGACCAGCACCTTCTAACGCTTATTCATCAACATCTGTATTATTTAATTGTGATATTAGTGAATTAGCGAATAATGAAAGTTATTGGGGATATGTTGTTAAGGGTGCAAAATTAATAGGAGAAACATCTGGTACTGAAGCAACAGTAACCAACATGGATCTCATGTCAGATAATTGGGGAGATGTTTTAGGAGCATTCTTCTTCAGAGATCCTAATCAAACACCTAAACCTTCAGTATTATTCTATACTGGAAAGAAAACATTTAGACTTACTGCGAATACTACAGGAGCATTTGTTCCTCCAGGAAGTACTGCTCTTGCTAGTGATGCTAGTGGTACTTATAGTGGAACAGGTACTATTTTAACTCAAGTCACAGGTACTGTTGGAGTTAGAAATCCTCCCGAACCAGCACAGAAACCTAATGAAATTACTACTACTGTAAATGTAAATCAAACTTCAAGTACTGTAAGACAAGAAGCACCTTATAGAGATCCTCTAGCACAAACATTTACTGTAGATGAAACTGGAGCATTCTTAACATCATTTGATGTATATTTCTATAAGAAAGATCCAAATGCTAAAGTATTTGTTGAACTTAGGGAAGTTGAATTAGGAACACCTACAAGTTTCCTTGTACAAGGATATGCTCAAGTAGCATTGAATCCTAATGATATTACTACTTCAGATGATGCATCTGTACCAACTACAATTAATTTCCCATCACCTGTTTACTTAGAATCTGGTAAAGAATATGCTATTGTATTCTTATCACCAGGATCTGATGAATATGAGATGTGGGTTGCTACTATGGGTCAAAAGAATGTTACTCCACCTGTAGGATTACCAGCAACAACTGATGATTCTCAGTTTGGTGTTGTAACTAAGCAGTACATTGGTGGTAGTTTATTCAAATCACAAAACGGTACAATTTGGACACCTAGTCAGTATCAAGATCTTAAATTTACTCTTAGAAAAGCAGCATTTGTTCCATCTGGAACTGTAACATTCTACAATAGTTCTATTCAATCTAATGGTGGTGGTACAGGTAGTAATGTAATGCCTTTGATGAGTAATCCCATCAGAACACTTCCCAGAAAACTTAAGTTTGGTTTAAGTAATAATGTTACATCTGTAGAACGTGCTTTATTACCTGTTGGTAGAAAAATAAGTACTGGTCTTGTTGCCGATACTGAAGATAATAGTATTACTGGTGTTATTGAAGATATAGCTGGACCTTTATTAGGAATTCAAGTTTCATCTAATGGTTCTGGTTACAATACTGGTGGTGCTTGGGGATCAGTTCCTGTTAAATCAGTTGATGGTAATGGAACTGGAGCAACTTTAAGTATAACCATTGCTAGTGGTGGTGCGATTACTATTAATAGTATAGGTGCTGCTGGTGGAGGTGGAAGTGGATATAGGGTTGGTGAAATATTAACAATTGATGTTGAAAATAGTAGTGATGTTACTAATGGTGCTGGTGCTAGATTTACAGTAACTGATATTAAGGATGAAATTGATACACTTTATCTAACTGATGTTCAAGGAGAAAAGTTCGTTACTGGTGATCAAATTATTCATTATGGAGCTGCTAATGATACAAGAACAACTCTTACAGGTATAACGGTTGCTTCTGATTCTGTAGTTACTAATGACATCTATTCAGGAAATGTTATTGAAGTAATTCAATATAATCATGGACATCATGGTGCTAATAATAGCATTAAAATTGAATCAATTGAACCAGATAGTATTAAAACTGCAACTACAAACGATATTTCTGCTACTGATGTTGAGGTAAATGTTGCTTCAACAACACCATTTACATATATGGCTGGAATAACAACTGATAGAGGTGAAGCTTTATTAAATGGTGAGGTTGTATCATATGTTGTTGGTGTTAATAAGTTAGCATTAAGTGGAAGAGGACTTGAAGGTACGACTGCTATTTCGCATTCTTCTGGTTCCAGTATTCAACCATATGAAGTTAATGGTATGCCATTAACAAAGATTAATAAGACACATACTGTTTCAGTTAATCAAACTCTAAGAGATCTATCAAATATTGATAATTATTACTTAGAACTTGATAGAGGAACTGGTAATAGAGCATCAGGTAAGAATCAATTAAACTTTATAAGTGAAAAAGCTGTGGGTGGAGATTGGGTTGGAATCTCTCAAAACCATCAATTTAGTAGTGCTTCTCCTCAGTTTAATGTAATTACTCCTGGTAAAGGAACTCGTGCTAGTGCTGCATTTAGAACCGTAAGTGGTACAAGTGCTAATGGAAACGAAGTATCATTCTTAGATCAGGGATTTGAACCAACTATTTTAAATGAAACCACATTCTTCCCAACACCTAGAATGGCAGCTTCTTTAGTTAATGAGGTAGAAAGATTAGATTCTCTTCCAAGAAATGCATCTCTTACTCTTAAAGTTGATATGACTTCTAATGATCCTAATTTATCACCAGTATTAGATGCTCAAAATGCTACATTTATCTTAGGTAGAAATAAAATTAATTCTCCTATTGATGATTATGTAACTGATACTAGATCTACTCAATTAATTGGTGATCCACATGGTTCAATATTTGTTACTAAAAAAGTTAATTTACAACAACCTGCAAGTTCAATAAGGGTTCTTGTTGCTGCTAATGTACAACCACAAGCAGACTTTAGAGTTTATTATAGGTTGTATACTGCTGATTCTAGTGAAACATCTCAAGTTTATAGACCATTCCCTGGATATTCTAATTTAGTAGATACCAATGGTGATGGTTATGGTGATAGGGTTATCGATCATGGAATGAATAATGGTAGTGCCGATGCTCAAGTTAAGAAGAGTGGGCAGAATGACTTTTCTGAATACCAATTCACCGTTAATGATTTGGAACAATTTAGTGGATTTAAAATTAAAATTGTAATGTCATCCACTAATGAGTGTGTACCAGTTAGACTTAAAGACTTCAGAGCACTTGCTTTAGCATAATGATATCTTTTCAGGAATTTTTAGTTTTATGTGAGGGAGGTTTATCAAGATATCTTGGTAAGTCTGAGACTCATGATACAGGTCATTTATCACCTGATCGTGGTGATGATGAAAACGAAAATCGTAAAAAGAGAAGAAGTCTTGAAAAAGATTTGAAAAAGCACAGAATTGGTTATAGAAAAACAACTGGAAAATATAAGTATGAGGATGGAACTTCTGCTCGTGAAGTTTCTTATGCAACAACACGTCCTGCTGGAATGTCAAAAAGAGAATTTGGCAAAAGGATGAGACAACTTGGTGCTAAGTACGGTCAAGAGTCAGTTATTACAAAGAAAGCTGGTAAATCCGCTAGATTACATTATACTGATAAGAGTGGAAGAAGTCCTGATAATATAGGATCAGCAAAACCAGGTCCACATCCAGATGGTTATGG